AGATACCGCCGCAGCCTTTTCGCTTTTCTTGGCTGTGGCCAGACAGGTCACCACCACGCCGGCCAGAGACAGCCCGCCTGTAATCAGGGCAACGATAATTGCTTCGCTCATCCTTGCCCCTCCTTACGCCAAGCCCAGCAGCTTTTGCCAGGTCAGGCAACGGGCAGTGATCTCACCGTCTACCTCGCAGCCGTTATCCTGCTGGAAGTGGGCCACAGCGGAAGTAAACTTCGGTCCGGCAATGCCGTCCGCATCACCCACTTCCTGATAGCCCAGATAGAACAGCCGTTCCTGGACAGGCTTCACAGCGGGATGGGTGGCGTTAATGTGGGCGGAAAGGGTTACGGTCTTGCTGAGTGTTTCCGGCCCTGCAATACCGTCTACGCCTGCGCCGCAGGCTTTCTGGATATCCCGGACAAACTCCTCCAGCGGATAGGTGTCCGTCACGAACTCCCCACCGCCGTTGTAGAAGATGCAGTTTCCGTTCCAGTCGTATACGGAGTATCCTTCCGGGCAGTTTGCCTTGGCGTTCTCCAGAACTTTGTACGCCCCCACCTGACTGCTGGCATCCTCCCAGCTCTTGCGGACACGGTACCAGTGTTCTGGCTCATCCGCAGGCTTGTCCTCCGGCTTCTTCATGCCAAAGTGGTCGGCGAGGATCTTCGCCTCCGCTTCTGCCAGTGCCTTCAGATTGCTGTCCTCCATCAGCCACCGGGTACTTCTTGTATTGGTGTGGAAGCTGTGCTCCAGGATCAGACCGGGCACACCCACGGACACGGCGCCGTAAATGACACTGTAATAGTCCCAGTTGCCGCTTCCCTTTCTGGTCTCGGCTCTGCCCTCCTGCCGGGTGCCCATGACAGATGCGATGCACTTTGCCAGCTTCCAGCCGATCTCCGTACCGGAGCCGTTCAGAGGGATGTAAACCACCGGGTAGTCCACCTCCTCGTTGGCGCCGCTGCCAACGGCGTTGGAGTGAAGCGACAGCAGAAGATCGTAGCCGTCTCCCAGCCTACCCCGTTCTACCAGACCCAGATCCGTATCCTTGTCCGCTCTTGTGGTGCCGACCTCAAAGCCGTACTTCTCCAGCTCTGCCTTCAGTAGCAGGTGCAGCTTCCAGTTCATATCCGATTCATAGTACCCAGCCACCACCGGGCTGGGATTGTACTTTCCGTAATGCCCGGCATCCAGACAAATTTTCTTAGTCACGATTTGTTCCTCCTCTTATTCGGTGTAAACTTCCCACCCGATGGGGTAGGTGTCTGGTGCATATACATTACCGTCTATCAGGGAGCGGTACAGGCTTCCGTTGTAGCTCACCATATCACCGGCATTGTAGGCGTCGTGGGCACCGGTGGGCTGGCTCCAGACAGGGTATCCGCTGTCATCCAGACCAATTGCGGTGTAAAGTGCTGGCGTAGCATTCGGCATCCAGTCTGCCTGAGAGGTGTGCGCCTGCGCGACCCTGTAAAGCTGCGGATCGCCAACGCCATTCTCGCCATAGGTAACTAAGTCACCAACGGCATAGGCCTTGCTGGCCACCCAAGGGTCATAGATTGCCGCAACCTCCATTGCTTGCTCGTCCGTCAAACCGGCAGAGACCATCTGCAACGCCCGTCTTAACTGTTCGGCCGCTTGTAATCTGTTCATTTCGCCACCCCCAAAAGTGTATTGATAACATCATCCGCGGTTGATTCTTTATTAACCACAAAACCCATTTTTTCTGCTTCCTCTTCCGTGATATCGATAACGGAATACTCGCCGTTTTCGGCTTCTTTCGCTGCAATCTCTTCGCCCTTTTCGCTCCAAGGGAAAGATTTTACGCAGCCATGAAACACATATTTAATAATCCGCATATTCAACAAGCCTCCTTAATAAGTTTCCTTTTTGATGAATTTTACAGTAATATATGTGTCGCCTTCCATAGTGTTAGCAAAGTTGTTATCTTTGTGAGAAAAATTCAATGTTAGACCGTTTGCAGACCACATTGCCTTTATACTGCTAAAAGCACTCCAAAGAGGATATTCGCCCGCTTTGTCTGTCCAATTGCCTTCTGGATATCCGACATATGTGGCATCGTACATACTGCCGTCACAGCTTATAATCGTCCATTCATTATGGCAAGCTTCATATTCCGGGTCTCCAACGATTCCGGCAGATAATGTCACCTGAGTATCCCCGTGTACCGCCATTCCGCAAGCGATATTAACAGCATAAACCGGGTACCCTTTGAATCTTTCCGTTGTGCGGTAAATCACGCCTCCAAGATAAGGGGGATTCTCCCACTCCAGCGGCTGCCATGCTCCGCCATACAGCGCCTTGCTGCACAAACAGATTCCCGCAGGGTAGCAGGCGGCAAACCTCGCCACCCCGTGGTTGCCGTCCGCCCGGTACACCTGGCCAATGGCAGGCTTTCCGTTAAACAGTTTTGCGTCCACTACCTTTTCCAGACAGATATCATCAAGGTACATAGCGCCCTGAGAACCGCCAGGCCATGCGATACCAAAAGTGAGGGACAAACTGCCGTGGCTCTTATCGACAGTAAACTCATACTCGGTGGTAACCCATTCGCCGTCAATAAGTGCGATGGGGACGACAGACCATGTTGCCGCGGCTTTCGCCTCCAGCTGCGCGTTAAAGTCGCAGCCTTCACCCTTGCACCGCACAGAGACCCGATATGTTCCGCCATCCACCAGAGAACTGTAAACATCGGGAGAAACCGCATAGATCATCTGCAGTCTGCCGGTATCTCTCGGTGTCAGCTTCATGCATACATTGCCGTTTTCCTCCATGTACGGCTGAACGGTAACACTGCCGCTGCTGGCCCAAGCTGTCCAGTTGGCGGACATTTTGGCACCGTTCCAGTATGTAACGCCCTCACCGGATACCGTGGGGATCTGGGTGATCACCGTATCCTCACCCACAATATCGGAGAAATCCTCATCCACATATTTTTTGGGCAGCACCTCAAAGGACATCACGCTGCCGTCTGCCATCTGCCCCAGAAGACCGGTAAGCGCTGCTTCCAGTTCTGCTTCATCCGAAGCATACAGCTTTTCCGCCTCCAGAGCCTTCTGGATCTGACTGTCAACAGAGGTGTTTCCAACCAGACCATGCAAGGCTTTCAGGCTAACTCCCGGCTGCCCGTTGCAGCCGTAAGCGATCACATCCCCATCAAACCGGACATTTCCGTCCCAGTCCATTTGGGCCGCATTTGACCTGCCGCCCTCACCACCATTACCAATGACCCATGGGCCGCTGACAGGCGTGTTATACCTGCCGCCTGCGTGCTGGGCTTCATCTGTGGCAAGATTGCCAATACCCTCTACATGAGAACCCCTGCATCTTGCCTCGCCATAAAGGCCCTCCGCATGGGCACCATATTCCAATGCCTTTGTAAGACGGCCTTCTGTATGGGTGTAGTCTCCCAAAGACTGGTTTCCCATTCCCTCAGAATGGGCGCAGTAATGAGCGGTATTTTCACGGCCCTCGGTGTGGCCGTAATTACCAATCGTCTTATTCTTATACCCCTCTGCGTGACCAGCTTTTCCGGTGGCAATGTTGGCAAAACCCTCCACATGAATGCCCACATTCGCAGGCAGCACCTCGCCGAAGTTCTTTCCAACCACATAGATGTAGTTTTCGGCAGGGTCTGCGTCCAATTCCATATTTAAGCTGCCATCTGCTACTATTGTCAAAACAGAACCTTCCGCAGATGTAGTTAACTCGTAAATGTACACCTTGCCATAGTGGTGCTGTTTCGCATCCCACTGAACATAGTCGCCGGTAGAATATACCTCAGACGCCTTATCTTCAAGGTTTGCATCATCAATCAGAATATTGTACAGAAAATCATTGTCGTAGTTGGTAACGAGAGTAATGTTTAATACATGAAAGCCCTTCGCACCGGCAACGTTGTCCTTGCCCTCTGTATGAGATGCAATGCCAATAGCTTGGTTGTTTATACCTTCTATATGGGATGCTTCGCCTTCACCGTACGCCTCATTGATCGCAGCCACGAGATCTTCCTTTTTTGTTGTCCTTAGCAAGGACAGATTGCCTACCTCGCCCAAAAGCCTCTGCCAAACAGGTAACGTAGGGTCTATGCCAGGATCTCCATCAGGGCTTGCACCAACCTGAATGCTACACACGTTCGCCCATATTGTAGGAATCACAACGGTGCCGCTCTCATCAACACCGTAGACACCAATGCTCAGCCACACACCGGGCTTCTTCAGAACTTCCCACGGAACAGTGGTTTCATCCTCTAGGCTCTCCCTAATCTTCTGGACACACCCCGCCCTGAACACAGCGGTCTTGCTTAGGCCATTCCATTGGTTGTCGAATGTGAATTTCACTGGCAGGCCTACGGTCCCGGAAGTAATACGAATTGGTTTCTCAGTTACCCTCGCAATGTTTCCGGTCACGTCGATCTTAATATTTTCCATCTAGATGCCTCCTAAAATGTTGTAATCATTCCTGTGCTATTCATTTACACGTCCACACTCTTTGTAAAAGACCCCGTCCCTGCGTTGGTGTAGAATGCACCCTCCACTGTATCGTACAGACCGATTGCGTTGTCACTCTTGCGGTAGCAAGGCACAAAGCTGCGGATTGGTGTGCCGTCTGCGGCGCTCATTGTGAATCCCCAACAAGTTACCGCGCAGGAAATTCTGGAAATACCGCGGCAATTAAACAGATAAATACTCTCGCTCGGCATGGGTTTGCTTTCAAAGTTGCTGATAGCGGTTGTCGGCGTTGTTACGGTCCCGTCTCTCTCAAACGTCAGGCTCATACCAGCAGGATTTTCGGATGTAGCAAATACTCTGGCAATACATCGATTTCGGATGTTATACCAGTTATATGTAGTCGTACTGGAAGTGCTGCCAGCAATCAACCTGAGATTGCCTTGGGTGAAATGGGCGCCAAAGTTTCCGCTTCTGCCTTCCCCGGAAAGACAGCCAAACAGATAGTCCGTATTATCGCTGCCAGCCGGTTCAGCGCAAAAATCTAATTCGTAGTAAATACCATCGGTATAGTCACTGGGAATTACGCCGGTATCAACACGTTGATTACCGTCTGTCGCAATATACTCTACCTGTTGATATTCGGCAGGCAGCAAGGAAATATCCGGTTCTTCGGGAATCCCAGGTGCTACGTCACTCAGTATCGCAGTTACGGTACTGCCGTCCGAAAGGGTAAAAATCCATGTCCCACCCAAGACACCGGCTACAGCCTCGTCTACGATCTCTTTCTTGTCGGCATCCGTCCAGTAGTCCACGCCCTTGACAGGCGTGCGGCCGTCGTCTCCTTTTGGCCCCTTTACATTGCCGATTAAATGCTTGGCCATAATCCGCCCCCCCTTGATTTTGCAGTATTCGTTTCTTCCCTTCTATCGTGTAAAGGATAGCAAAAGGCGACTCCGGGATTCTATCCCAGAGCCGCCCATGTTTAATTCTTACCAGGGTACGTCCCAGATCTTATCCTCGGGTAGGTCCGCTGCCAGATACAATGCGTCCTTCTGCTGCCCAGTCAGAGGTAGAGCGTGGATGACTTCAATGATTTGATCTCTCTTGGACACCTCAACATCGCCCCACTCGTCCTTGATATCGGACAGGTCCTTTGTACCATTGACAAACTGCTTATACACATCCAGGGAAATGGCGGCAGGCTCTGCAAATTCCAGATACTTCAAAACCTTGGACTCGCTGAGATCACTGTTGGGATTTTCTTTGCAGAAGTCCCAGTAGGTCACTCTGTCCTTTGCATCCTCATCGTCCATATCCGCGTAATCCACAAGAATATTCTCTGCTGTAGCCTTATCCAGGGCGCCATAGGAATATGCTTCCTCGATACTAGACTTGACGTCGGACACAAACGCCTTTTCTGCTTCAGCTTGAGTCTTACCGTTGGCAACATAGGTCGAGATGATGTCCCCTCGCACAGTGTTGGCTGTACTAGCATCACCTGCGGACACAGCCTCAACAAAATCATAGGCTTCATAATTGCCTGTCACCTTGTCCGGCTCCAGTTTGTTGCGGATGGCGTTCAATTCGCTGTTGATGGCATCGATGATCAAGTTGGGGGCGAACTTGCCCTCTTTCTTAATCTCCTGGTAAATGCGGTTGCGCTCTGCACTATTGCCCTCATATCCAGCTTGTGCCGCCGCATGGATGCGAGAGTCATTCTCCCTCAGTGCCTTACGAACTGCGCTCTGGTAGGCATCCTCGGTCTTGTAGGTGCTCTTGAGTCGATCCAGATAAGCCTTGTCACCGCTGATGATGGCCGTGTACAACTTGTCGGTCTTCGCCTGATCCTTGGTCCCCGCATAGACAGGAATCGTGTCCTTGACAGCAGCACCGACCTTGTCCCAGAAGCTATTCCATGTGGTGCTTCTCTCACCCGAGAGATCCTCGCCGATGGTCTTAATGCCATTGATGATAGCCACCCCATCCCTGCGGACATTCTTGACCGGCACACCAAACGCAGAGAATCCTGCGTCCAGAATACTCATAAAGACCTCGTTCACCTGCTTGTTGTGTTCCGCAAGCTTATCGTCATCCATATCGGAGGTATCCTTACCAAGCAGGCTGACCGCCTTCTTAAGGGCATCACGAACATCAGCAAAGACAGCCATATCCGTTCTCTCCACATCGTACCCCTGGAACAGGGAGTAGATGTCCTTGAGGAAGGGGTAGTAGCTCATCGGGTTGATGTCGTCGATCATGCCGGAGGTAAAGCTCTGGAAGTATTTCTCGATGAAGGTCTCGTCCTCATCATCATCTCTCATGGCATACACGATGGAAGCCAGAGCATTGTTCAAGACGATGGACACCGCCACAGCGCCGAAGGTTCTCGCCAGATACTTCTTATCTCCTCTACGAATCGCATCCTCGATGAGGTTGATTGTAGTGGTAGGCTCTGCCATAAATGCCGTAGCCATTGCCATAAAGTTACCCTTGGAGCGCATATTCGCAGATCGTGCCAACACAGAGTCATAGACCTGAGTCTTTTCAATGGCCTCACTGAACCGATCTCCAGCCAGCTTAAGGAATTCCTCGGACTTAATATCCATCTTCGGATTCTTTGCCTTCGTCTCTCGCTTTACAGCCTCCCAGATGGAACACCATGTGATTTCATCAGCCTTGGCAGGCAGATAGCCCATGATATCTCCACGGTACTGCTTGTCCTTCTTGAGTCCCTTAATGCGCTCACCCTTGCCGTAGGTTTCAGCCATGATGTAAGACTTTGCGCTACCCTTCGTGCCTGTGTCGAAGCCACCCATTTCCTTAATGATAGCAACAGGTGCGTACTTCTTCATCTCGTCTACAGTAGAGAGCTGAGTATCACTGTTGACCTTTGCACCAGCGAAGTATTTCGGATCTATGACTGCATAGGCTCTGCCGATGGAGGAGAACTGCTGAACCACCACGGAGCCAGACAACATGACCGCAGCCTTCTTAAAGTTGCTGATGAACGTCTTCCATGGCGTCTCTCTCGGATCTACTGTAGCACCGGCATTCAGCTCACGATAGAGCTGGTCAATGTAGTTGGTTGCCGCCTTGCCGTAAGCATCCTGAATGGTCTGGTACACAGATGCGCTTTCCATCTTCTCGTCATGAACCGTGGAGTAGTTGTACACCTTGCGGAAATCTTCCATAGGAAGAACCATAGAGTGGTACATACTCATCTCATTACAATGCTCTGCCCATACATCCATAAAGCCGGACAGGATGATGGGGTTCTTAGCTTGTGGCTTGACCGCATGGGTAAACCCGGAGTTGACCAGGTTGATTTGACCCTGCTGCTTCTTCATCTCGGCTTCCTTGGCTCTTTCCATGTAGGCACCAGAGGAGCGAAGTGGGAAGTAGAACTTCTCCTTGAACATCTGGATTCCGTACAACTGCATGGACACCTCATTGCCCTTTGCACCCATAACATCGGAGAGATACTTCTGCATCTCGTCCACATAAGCCTTCTGCTCTGCGGTAAGGGAGTTGATGATACCATTCAGTGTAGCCTCGTTCAGTTTGTAGGAGGCAGCACCCTTGTGGATGTATGTCCTCTTGATGCCCAGTTTGCCGTCAACCACAACAGTGGAATTATCCTCAAAGACAAAGCCGCCGCTCAGCAGGTGGCTGTAGGCTTGCTCTCTCTTGGAGAATGCATACAGACTCATGATCTGCTGGAGGTTGAGGCTGAACTTCTTGCCAGTCGAGGACTCAAACTCATAGAGTTTCTCTGCGTCCCACTCTCTCGGATGGTACTTTTCGTCCATGTTCAGTTTGAACTGTTTAGCCTCATCGATATCCACAGCAAAGTTGTACTGCCCCTTAAAGAGGCCCTTCATCAGCTTGCCGAATGTCTCCGATCCAATGCGGTTGGCTACCCATACAGGCTTCATGTTGTTCCAATCGAACTGGCTGATCTCATCACCAATCTTCGTGCCAAGCAGATGCACTCCGCCTGCCTTGAGGACTTCCTCGATGACGGCATTGCCCAGCTGCTCACGGCTCTGCTTCAGTTCCTCATTGAACATCTGGTTCGCCTTACGCACCGTGGTAAGAACCATTTGGTACGCTGCATACACGGACTCTAGCTGATTCTTGGTCATGTCACTCACGATGGTGCCGCCAACCTCGCTCTGGAGGTTCTTGAGGAAGTTATGCACAGGCTCACTGTATGCACCCTGCACATAGCTCAGTTCGGACTCCTCCAAGCCTGCATAGGCATCAGCCAATTCCCCAAGGATACCGGATACCGTGGTGTTGTTGAGTCTCTTGCGCTCACGAGCGAAGACTTCCTTCAGCTTGCTCATCTTGGTTCTGAGCCTGTTCTCGGCCTCCTGACGAGCCTGCCAGTTCTCATAACCATCGGTAGGCATCTTGTCAAGGTCTTTGAGCATCTTAGCACAGGACTCAACCAGTGCCTCCTCAGAGTCACTCAGGTCTACACCCAGGCCATTACGGAGCATATCATAGCTTCCGTAGTTGTCGGTGAAGAGAATTTCAGCAGCCTGCAACGCCTTGGTGACAACAGGCTGAAGGTCTTCCTTGACATTCCTTTGCTTGTTGCCCCGGTTGAGGATCTTGTCCAGGTCACGGATGGCCTTGCGGATCTTGTGCCGAAGCTCGGTCTGCTCCGCTCTGTCCTTCTTGTTCTGGATGAGTTCCTTCACATGGTCCTTGGTTTTCTGTGCTTCCTTCTTCCGCTCTCGCTCGATAACCTTACGGAGAGGCTCAGAGGCTTCCAGAGAGAGGAGTTTCTTATCGTTGCGGTTGATATTCTCCGCAACCTTCTTCGCCTCCGTTTGGAGCTGCTTGAGCTTCTGAGTGTCGCGCTGGCCCTCTGTGCCAAATGTGAGCTTCCGGATCTCGGCATTCAGCTTTGACAACTTCTCCTCGTACTCGTTCAGAATACGGATACGCCCCTTGTACTGCTGGATCAGCTCATACTCCGGGCTGCTCTTGGTGATGCCCTCAAAGGCGTTTGCCAGCAGGGAACGGTTGGATGTACCGTCGCCACGGTCGGAGTTAGTTCCAGAATTTTGGCTGTTGACTTTCGATGTTGGCTGTGTTATCTTAGTTGCAGAAGGTGTTCCCTGCACTTTTGATGGCTGTGTAACAGCCAACGCAGGGGATGCCTTCTTTGTTTTGTTATCCGCAACCTTAATCGTGTATGTGTATCCGTGCTTAGAACCATACTGCTTCTTTACATTGATGTTGATATCAAATACCTTTCCATCAATCTGTACCGTCTTATAGAAGTAATCGAAGTAATCTGTGAAGCCGTCTTTCGCCTTGTGGTTTTTCTTATCCTTGGCGCTGTGGTCATATCTCGCATTTTCAACAAGATCGAAGATGTCTCCATCCGCACCGGCACGGATTATTGCCTTCTTGCCGTCTTTCGACATTCCCTTTTCGCCATACAAGACTTTGCCGGCGCTGTTCGGATCAAACTGAGCATAATAGATATGGCCATTCCTTTTGAACCTTGCTGTTCTACCAACGAAATTGGCGGACAGCATTTTCTCGTATTGGCTCACTCTGTCCGCCCATGTGAGATTCATAGTAGCTTTGCTCGTCTCATATACCTCAATGCCATCCTTGTTGACACCACGGTAGGAATAGCGGATGTCTGGATCAGTGGTAGGATTCTGGTTATCAACATTTTTAATCTGTTCAGGGTGAAACGCAATATAAGTGTCGATTGGTCTTGCATCGCCCCTAGGATTATCAATGACATTCTTCACAATGATTCCATCGTTACCATTTGCTCTAGCCTTGTCAAAATAATCCTGATAGACTTCGTAATAATACTTGCCGCCTGCATCCACGATAAGCGGATTGGTCAAGTTAAGATATACTTCTTTTACCTCTCCACCCTCAGTGTTGTAAGTTTCATCGTCAATGAGATCAGCTAATTTCTTCCCATCGTAGCGATAGTTCAAGAAAGCATTTTTGTCTTCCTCAGAATGTGTTTCTAGGAATCGTTTCTTGAGTGATTCACGGTCTGCATTGTACTTAGCAACTCTCTCATCTTTCGTTACATCGTAAGAATATCCGCTTGCTTTTTGGCGGTCAGATGTGAAGTAGTATGCTTCACCATAGTCTGTGCCAGTTTGAACATCCTTGCTGTACTGGAACACATTGAAACCACTGTTCTTGCTTCCGTGATACACTGGTAGCAGATTTCCGTTATCATCTCTTACCTTGCTATCCTTGAAGAACTCCTGCTGTTCCTTGGAAAGTTGGTTGCCATTGGAATCCCTGTCAGACTTCCTTACAGCAGATTCGCTCTTGACTTCTGCATCCGGTTGTGCTACTTTATTATTGGTGGTTGACGTGCCCGGCTTCCGGGCTGCTTCCACCATTTCTATTGGATAAATTTCATAAAGAACTTTTTCTCCGTCTACGGTGTTCGCAATCTTCAAAGTTGCCTCCCAAACGGAGTTGTTTTTTTCTTGGATGAACACTTTCCAAACATCCCAGGGGTTCTTCCCGTCATTATCCAACCAGTCGTGAGCGTGCACCGCTTTTTCTTGTCCCTCAAAGCGAGACGCAGCGATCAACTCATCGGCTAAAATGAGGGCTTCCTGCTTTACCGGACTGTTCAAAAACGAAGTAATGTGATTGTTGACCGGGATACTCTTACCCTTTGAATTCTTGTATCGACGGCTTCCTTCTGCGATTGAAATCTCAATAGAGGCTCCATTCTGGTCATAAGCGACCACCTTCTTGCCGCCTAGCTTTCTAAACAAGCCTATTACGGCAGCCTTGCGCTGGTCCTCCGGAATATTGGTCAGTTTATTAGAATCTAAGTAAACTCCTTTTCCGTAAGTTTTCCCACTTTCTCCAACCACCTCGCGAATAGACATTGCCACGCCACCGTCTTCGGCGGTGTTTTTTTGTCCCCTGTATGCCTGGAAGTTCTCACTAGCCTCCACAAGTGCCTCAGCAAAGGCCGTCTGGATTTTATCGAACATATCCTTCATCTCACGGATACCCTGTGCATCCCTCTGGTCAGGAGTCAGTTCCTCATAGACCTTCTTGAACTTGGCGATCATCTTGTCGAAGAACCGCTTAATGGTGTTGAACAGACCCTTGTCCTTGACCTTGATCTCCATGATTTTCTCATAGAAACTGCCATCGGTGAGCATGGTGGACAGGGCATCGCACACAACTTCCTCATGGGCCTCGGTATAGGAGACAGCCTTGCCACGCTTATCCTCAAGGAACTTCTGCTTCGCCAGAACGCGTTCATGCATAGACAGGTCTGTCTTATCGAACGCCTCGGCAATAAGGTCACCAAGGATCTTGAACTGCCTCTTGGACTGAGCCTTGACGAAATGGCCAAGTTCATGGCCCATAGTGAACAGTGTAGTACCCTGTCCGGCATCACCTGCGTTCAAGTCGATGTGGATACTACCATCAGCATCCTTGTACATACCATTGGGAGCTTCCACCTCGTTGCCGTTGGCATCCTTGTAGACACGAACACCATCCTTCACATATGACTCGTAGAAGTAGTATTTACCACCGATGCCCAGCTTGGAGAGGAACTTTGCGGTGTTGACAGCAGCCATTCTCTTATCGTCATACTTGCCGGTATGCTCATCGAACTTGACTGTTTTGCCTCCGTCTTCAAAGTAGACCTCCACATCATCGGACTCGATTTGTGCCTTCTGCTGTGCGGTCTTTTGCTCCGCAGTCATCTTTGCCTCCGCAGCTGTACGCATCTTCTTGTAGACGGTTTCCTCGGACTTGACACCGATCTTTCTTGCAGATTGCCCCAGCATATAGGCACTCTTTGCCTGTATATCGGTCAGTTTTCCAGTGAAGTTGCCCGCCTTCAGATCCGCTTCAGAGTAGTTGTAGTAGCCGTAAGTGAATGCCTCATCAACACCGTTAAGATACTCGCCTACGGTCTGCCCGGAAGCAGGGTTATAGTCCCGGATGATTACCTGAGCATCACCGGGAGTAATGTTCTCGATCTTCTGCACAGCAGAGAAAAGGTATGCCTGACTGTCATCGGCAAAATTGATATCGCTTGCCCGCACCTCTTTGCCATCTACTTTGATGACCATATCCGTTACCTTGCCGGTCTTCTCGTCTTTGACGAAGTCTACAACCTCCAGCTTACTCAGGTCGATTGCCTCGTTGGTATCATGGACAGTAGCCTGTCCACTCTCGGAAGTGGTGTAGATATTATCCACACGGTCCTCTAGAGACTTGTACACCGTGTCAAAATCCTTTGTGCCATTGACTTCCTGCCGCATTTCCTTGGCAACCTGCGCACCGTACTGGCTTCTGGCAAGGGTGCTGATCTCGGAGCGAGTCATCTCCTGCCCGGTGGCTCGTTTTGCTACAAGCTCAGCGATCTTGCTGACATTCTGGGACTCACCCAGTTCGGTCAGCCGCTTCTCAGCGGTTGTTTTTGTTTCTGCGAGAATCTCTGCTGTGATTTGCTTCTGGTTCTCGGACACCAGCTGACGGATCTCGTAGCCGGACAGTTTCTTGCCCCTGTTGGTTTTTCTTTCGGCAATCTGCGCAAGCCGGTGGCTTTCGCTGTCTGTTGGGCTTTCCAGTCCAGATTCAATCAGAGCAGGAACTGCACCGTCCTCTCCATAGGTGCCGTAGGTTTTTACGGCATCGCGGTTGGATTTTAGAAAAGGCAACATCTGTACCGCTTGCGCTGTGGTGCCAGGTCCCTCCATAACGCCGGAGGTAACAGCGCCCAGCAGGAAGGAATAGATCGCATCCTCGGTTATTAGGTTGACCTCCTCATCCGTCTTAAGCGCGAGGTTTTTGAATACAGGAGTCAGGATCTCCTGAAGGTATTCTTCAGCACCCTCTTGCAGCATATTTGTGCCATATTTCACAGCAAGTCTGGCAAAGGCATTATCGAATTTGGATGCAAGGCTTGCGGCTGCCTTGCCGGATATCTTACTACCCAGTTTGCCGATACCACCCATCAGATACTGCAAACCGGTCTCAGATGCACCAACAAGGGTGGAGTATGCTCTTGCCTGTCCCTTATCATAGCCAAGGTTCAGTGCCTCCTGATAGGCGTTACCTGTGGCAGATGCGCCCATAAGCACATTACCAACAGCAGCACCTGCGGCAGGATTGATCGTACCGACCACCGTCGATGCGAGGATCGACGGTGCCATATTGGCAATCGTGGTGACACCATCGTAAGCCGCCTGCCCCAGAGATGCGCCACCCATCCAGTCAGGGAGCTTGAATCCAGTGTCCTTCAGGTCATCTCTAACCATGCCTGAGGTGTACTGAACAGCGGATGTGGGGATGTAATCATCACCGTTGAAAAGGTTTGCAATACCAGATCCAAATTGGTCAAGGCCCGCAACAAAACCGAAAGCAGTTTCCAGCACAGGATTGCCTTTCATTGGAGCAAAATAATCTTCGCCGGTGCGGTAGTTAAGAACTTCTATAATGCTGTCAAGATACTCCTCGGCAGCTTCATGACCATGTTTAGAGTGATAGTAATTGTAGATAGCCCTCTCGTCCTTGTTCATTCTGGAAATGGCGTCCAGTCTAGGCAGATCAAACGAGGAGACCATTGCAAACTGCTTGCCGCCAGCGATGTCTGCCACAGAGCCTTTTCCATTAGCGAAGTCATAGGCGATATCGCTATAAAACGGAAGCAGTGGAGTATTTCCACCATCCACATACTGGGAGTATTGAGCGAACTCCGGGTCATAAAACTCGGAGGTAGGATCAGCCACCCCTGCAAGCTTGGCACCCTCCTGGATTCGCTTAGCCACGTTCATGCGTGCATTCATCTGAGAGTAGGCTGTCTTGATTGCATTGAAGTCACCGCCATACTCGTTCATGAAGCGGTTGTACACTTCCAGTTTGTGTGCATCTGCCGGTTCTCTACCTGCCATGTAGTCATTGTACCAGACGTTGATCGTGAGAGCTTCGTCACCGAAATCAGCAAAATCCTCGATTTCCTTGGCATAGGCATCTATGTCGAGGTTTTTCTTCTCCTCATAGTCTACGGAAGAAGCATAGGAAGTCAGCCAGTCCTTTTCCTCGCCGTCCTCCATGCTGTCAAGGATACTGGAAAGCTCATCGGAGGTCATGCCGGTGTACTTCTTATTGTATCCATCGGCTCGCTGGTAATAATTATACGCGCCCTCAGCAGAACCGTATTTTTTTACCAGTTCCTCGTCGTTGAAACTGTTCCACCACTCATTGTCCTGGGTAGCAATTGTATGGATCTGATACTGAGTATCTTTCGCCCTGTTGATGGTCATACGAACTTCTTCCAAAATCTTTGGATCAAGATGCCCACCATATTGGTCAAGGTATGACAGAATGGAATTTGCCTCATTATTAAGGGCGTTCCTTCGCTCTGTTTCAGACTTCAGCCAGTCGGCAGAGTCGCCTACATAGGCATCCTCGTAGGTGTACTTTCTGCCTTCGCTCCGCTTCTGATACTCGGAGATATAGCTGTTGTGGTTTGTGAGCCAGTTGTTCAACTGTTCAGTTACACTCTTTCCAACAACTGCTGTGGGATTAACATAGTCTCTCCAACTGCTGGTTTTCTTGTCGCTTTTGTCTTCCTTGGCTTCCGTTCCACCAGAAGTATAGTCACGCCAACTTTTCTTTTCTGCCATTCATTATCCCTCCTTTTGCTATTTCTGATCCCACATATGGCGGCCACCGCCACCGCCACCGGTGGTAGTGGGATTTTGCGAAGGCTGTTTCAGGCCTATGAGGCCAAATGCCATTGCCCATTCGCCAATGAAGGCAGCGGCTTCGTCATTCGTAAGACCTTCTCTTTCCAATTTCGTTTGAAATGAATCAAGGTCGGCAGCTGTGGGGGTGATGCCATTATTAAGTGCATAATCCAAAATGAACTCCGCAGAGGACATGGGGTTATGCTCAGATATTTTCATCCGATTCCAAACACTTGTAAGGCCACTCCAGGTTTTTCCTGCCTTATTAGCTTCTTTGCTCCATTTCTGCTGTGTATCATAGTCCAGGTCGGAGTAGTCACTAGTGCCACCAGTCTTGCTATCAGAGTAGGCTTTCGCATAACCTTTTGCCTGCTCCCTGGTCATACCGGCAGAGGCAAGCTCGCTGTCTGTAGGCTCGTAGCCGGTAGCAGTGATCAGGTTAATGAGGTCGCTTTTTGCATTGGCTCTGTTGCTTTCTACCCGGTTCTTCTCGTTCTCGTCGGCAGTAAACTTCTCATTTCTGCCAGTGAGATACTCCTCCAAAGCGGTGTTATAGCCACGCTCCCAATCGTCATGTTCACGATCATAGAGAGTGTTATAGTTGTCCGTAAGGCGAGCATCCTCTCTGTACCAGTTATCCTGTTCAACCTGGTGTCTGTCGAAGGACTGATCGGAAAGGCCTTTGTAGCGGTCGTACATATTGAGCATTTCCTGACCCTCCTGCTGGTAACGGTCATATGCCATGCCGTACAACTCCGGCATAATATCGTTCAGCTGGCCCAGTTGCTGGTTGTATGCTTGCTGACCAACGGTCTGTGCATAGGAGTTACCATAGCCACCTGTCATGGCTGCAGCTTGCCCCATGGTGTCCATCATTGCCATCTGGCCCTGCTGGATATAGCTATCCTTGTACTGCTGATACAAAGCATCGGAATTGAAATCATAGGAGAACGGATCTCTGTTCTCGTACTGATTCAGAAATCCCATGTACTGGCTTTGATACGGATCTACCCATGCACCGGGTTTGTTTGCATTGTGTTGCTCCAGAGCTGCATAAGCCTGCTGGATAACAGGATCATCCATAGGATTAAAATCTGCATAACTAAAGTCACCATATGTGACGCCGCCAGGAGATGTGACAGGCTTTGCAGCAGGGGCTGTCCCTTTGTTGATGGTGGTAGCAGGCGTGACCGTATCAGCGCGGCCGCTGGTGTTGGAACCCGTATTGGCCGGCATAGAGATTTGCAGAGTCTGTCCTTCATAGATCTGGTCCGGGTTGGAGATATTGTTCTCCTTTGCGATATCCATGTAAGACACGCCGTACTTTCTACCGATAGCAGCCAAGGTGTCACCCTTCTGCACCGTATATTTATTCATTGTTGTTCCTCCACTTCGTAGTAAAGATTTCCGTCTTGGTCCAGAGTAAATGAGATCTTACCTGCCGCCTCTACGGCTATCGAGCTGACCTCTGCATCTGTGAAATAATCGACACCCTTTTCAGGGGTTTTTCCGTCTTGACCGTCCTGTCCGTCCTTACCATCGAACTCTCCGCTATCTTTTGCCTGTGCGAGAGTCTCACGGACTATCTGATCCACGTCTTCGTCCTTCACATACTCCGACTCCATCTTCTGGGAAAGCTGATCAAAGAGTGTTTCCACCTCTTGCAGCTCCTGTATAATCAGGGATCTCAGCTCATAGTAGGACATTTCCCCACCTTGCACCTCATAGGTGCCTGTGGACTTTTTGTCTGCAGACTGTGTTGACCCATCCCCGGAGCCGATGGTAGGTAGTGCGTAGTTGAGCTGTTCCACAAGCTGGTGCAGATAGCTCTTGATCTGAGTAATCTGTTCCTTCTCAGATTGGGCAGTGATATTCGGGTAGCGAATGTTTACGCTCATGAAACATCACTTCCTTGCTCAATGGTCTTGGTGATGGAGTAGATTCTGCCCTCTCCCTCACCCTCGATTCGAATGCGGAAGTGATCGCATCGTCTCGGACGAACAGGAACGGCAAAGCTGCGCAGACTTGTCGCTGTCATCTGGCATACCTGCTCCCAATCTCCCATGGAGTCGTACTGGATGCTGATCTCTACCTTTGCACCAACTTCCAGAGACATTCGCACCAGGAGTTTTGAGATGTACTTCATATCCGGCATGGACATACCAACAAGGCCGGTTTCCACCATCCACGGCACCCTCTTGATGTCCTTTGTTCCAGAGCCAAGCATGGTGATGATATGCTTTGTGTCATTGTCAATACCGTACATCTCGTTCATATACGAACAGAAGCAATCCACATGGAGGTTGTCCTCCTTGTGCCACATGCCCTTTGCCGTATCGTAAATGAACATATGGTATGTTCCGTCAGTGGTCTTCATATCGATGTAATACTTATTGCCATGCGCACCGGCAATCGCATCTCCATAGTGGATCTCTCCAAGAGCAGTGGACATTTCCACAGGCAGAGAACCGTCATAGGCACACACGGCGTTGCCGGACTTATAAAATACCGCCTCATTGACGATGGCAAGGCTTCTGTGGCTACCTCTTTGCACGCCACGGCAGGCAGTATCCTGAACCCGGAAGTTGGCAGGATAATCGCCATACACCTTGTGGATGCAGTTCTCCTTGAAGAACAGAGGGTAACCAAGGTAGGTAATTGCCCCTGTAAACTGACCGTCAGTACCGCAGGAGACTCTGTAGCTGTCCGTGGACAGATTCATGAAGCAGTTCCAATTCTTAAAATCACCCTGTTTGCAGGAATAGATCTCATTGACGATGTTGCCATCTTCATCTGCACCATATCGGCATCCCCAAAGGCGGTTGTTGGACTCCACAATGAAGTCCATGATAGGCATCTTCCGGGAGATCGTAATCTTGCCCTGTGCCACGGTCTGGGTGGTAACCTTATCCAGGAAGCCTATGATAATAATCTCGTCATCCTTGCATCCCCACAGGGCGTGGGAGCTGTTCAGGTCAGTGATTCCTTCTGCGGTAATACCAGATATCTTTACCCCGTCGTACTGCTTGAGGTTCTTGCCAATGCCCTTGGAGGACACCTTAATATAGGTGGTAGCAATGCTCACCCACATCTCATTGGCTGCGGAATACTTCTTGAGGGTGTGCGGTGTAGAGGATGTATCGATCCACAGCGCACCATTGGCAGGCTTATCAGGTGCCTTATCGGACTCCGTTACACCTTCGTATGCATCGCCTGTCAAAGTACACATTGTGAAGGAGACATCCTCAGTAGTGGTATGCTCCTCATCGATGCTCCCTTGTTCGTACGCAGTGCCATTCTTGACGGTGTTGATGTACTTTCTGTCCGGCATGATGATGACATACGCGCCCATGGAGATAAGATCCTTGGGACTGTCGGAAAGCTCCATCTCGATGCGCTCATCCCCTATGACGAAAGCAGACCCATCCACATAGCACAGCTTGTCCTTGGCGATCAGGCCTGTTGCGTTGGTACCATCCTTGTAGACACCCCGCTTCTTTCTGGGGGCGAGGACAGGATAGTAATCGGAGGTCATGTTCTTCATGTCATAGAACTCACTGTCGCCTATGCGCAGATTGTGGTTGTAGCCAAGGAAGGCATCCGACATCTGTCTGCTCTTTTGCTTCACATTGAGAGTAGGATACTCCATGCTTTATCCCTCCTTGTCAGAAAATGAACCGATTGCCACCGCTCTTTGGCATATGGGTGCGTGTGTAGTGTTTCTTGTAGCCTTCGTAGGCATTGTTGAACAGCTTGATGGCATTGTTGTAGCGGTCATCATCGCTGTTGTGGTAGTCGATCATTGCTTCCAGCCAGCGCAGATACATCTCATCGTAAGGAGCAGGGACCAAAAGCTCCATATCCTGATCAATCAGGTTATCGTAGCCATAGAAAAAAACGGGGTCGCTGTGTTCATGGGTATCGATGATCTGGCTCTTCACCCTGGCATCCAGGCTGGACAGCCAGTCGATTTTGTCCTCTGGTGTGTAGGTGTTGGGTTTCAAGGCATCGACCTTGGAAATTGCTTCAGCAATTGTCATAGACTTCACTCCTGTCTGAAAAAGGGAGGCTTCTGGAGCCTCCCTTATTACTTGATTCCGGCTGCCAGAGCCTGCTGTTTTGCTTGCTCAACCATATCGAAGATGGCGTTGTCCACCTTGTACTGTGCTCTCCTCGATCTCTCATACTCCGCAGCCACAGCCTTGGGAACGAGGCTCTTCTTGCCCTTGGGCAGAACATAGTTCTTACCATTGAGAACGATAACCAGATTGGGATCTGTGTTGCCAGACTCTCTGGGAACGAAGATTTCCTCGCGGTCATCGACCTTGGTTGTCTTTGCTTTGTTCTGGGCCGGTGTCTTGTTTTCATTGGTATCCATTGAATTTACCTCCTGAAAAATGGGTGGGGGCAGGGCTTTCGCCTTGCCCCCACAGTGGATTATTCGTAATCGTTGTCGGTTGCGTCATCAGTTGCGCTGTAAGAGCTGCAGCTCATCAGTCGCACCATGCGCTCAGCATACAGCATCTTTGCGCCGTTGGTCTCCAGCTTGTAGCCCACGGTGCTGAACTGCTCCAGAGGACCGCCAACTTCGGCAGCACTCTTCACGATCATACGGGCAGCGCCGCCCTCGGGATCGATGATGCCGAATGCATCCTTGCCGAAGCAGTAGGTAGCATAGGTCTTGGTGCCGGCCTTGTTGGCATATTCACCGTCCAGCACGGGTGCAAAGGGGTTCTCAATGAACCGCATGCCGTGCAGCTCGCCGATTTCGCCGTTGAAGATCTCGCCGGTGGCTGCATACTTATGAACCTCGATCCATGCATCGCTGTTGCGCAGGTCTTCTGCGACGGAGGGATGGATGACGGCGTAATACTTGCCGTTGATGCGAGGCACCCGGTTCTTCTTGAAGTAGGTCACTACCTTGTTGACCATCTTGGGAGTCAGGATGGACATAACAGTTGCAGAGGCCTCCATCTCACCGGGAGCGGTGGGCGTGCCGGCAACGGCGCCGGTGGCCAGGGTGACGTTATCACAGTACATAACATTGGTGCCGGTCAGCAGGGCGTTGCGGATCAGGGTCTCCTGAGTCTCAGCCATGGAAGCACCCATCTCCTCGGTAGCACCCAGGATGACAGGGTCATAGGCGTGCAGATCCAGCTGATCGGAAACGGTGGCATAGGTACCGTACTGCTCAATGCTGTCAGAGATAGAACTCTGGCCGAAGGTCTGGCCGTTGGGGATCACACCTTCAACCAGCTTGTCAGCCTTGGCGAAGGTATTCCATTTGCGCCATTCCACGGTCTTACCGCGGCCCTTGGGCAGGTGCTGCTTCTGTGCGAACTGGGCATAGAACAGTTCTACACGGGCGTTCTCCAGAAGCTCGGTGTCATAGAATGTCTTCAGGGTCGGAGACATTGCAGATGTCGTGGCCACTTCGCCAGTATAGGCGTTAGCGGTACCGGTAGTGGTCATGACCACAGTGCCCGCATCAGCAAACATCTGCAGATGGAACTTGGTGATGATTTCGATAAACTTCTTCATGATAATTTCTCCTTTTCCGTAAACGTGGTGAGGAGAAAATGTGTTCCTTATCTTCCGGGATACAGTTTTTCTCCTCTGGCCCGGGCAGCATAGATCTCTCGCTTGAGAGCTTCTCGCTGTTCCTTAGAGGCCTTTGAATAGTCGAATGTAGTCACGGAAGCAGATTGACCGGATGTACCGTTTTCATCGGGGCGTCGAGATCCTGCCTGAATCGCATTGGAGATCATCTGAGTAGTCTTCTGCGCTATCACCTGCGATTGAGCTGCCTCAATCTCCTTGCGGTGCACGGCCTTGTAGGCATCTTCGACGCTCATGATACCTACGCCGGGAGCAACCATTCTCGCAAACACCGGGTTCTGCAACTCAGTACGAAGATTGAAGCCGGGGAACACCTTCTTCAGGGCTTCACCCTGCTGCTCCAAATTCATGAAATGATTTTGGATTCTCTGCTGTTCCAGGGTAATGGCTTCCTCTCTCTTCTGTCTTGCCGTATCACGCTCCTGCTGATCCATGCGCTTTGCAGTTTCTACGGAGACGCCCATCTCAAGGGCCTTGTCCTCATAGTACGCATCATCGTCATTGATCGCCTTTGCGAGTGCCTCATAATCCGGGTTTGCCGGATCTTGGCCATGCTTACGAGCAAGCACTTCCAGTGCTGGTGCCATTTTAGCCAGGGCATCAGCCGCAGCGCCTGCGGTCTTGAGTCTTGCCTTGATGGTAGCCTGCATCTGCTTGTTGTACTCCGGGTCTGCCATGATTTCGTCCCAACTCATGCGAGCAGGGGTGGCAGGGTCGGTATTCTCTTCCGTGGGGTTCTCTGCAGCGGCGGCCTGCTCCGGCTTTTGCTCCGTCTCCTTGACCTGCTCAGCTTCAGCAGGTTTCGGTGTAGATGCATCCAGCTTATACGCCCGATTTCTTCTGATCTTGTCTGCCGGAACACCCAATTCCAACAGCCTCTGGTGCCCGGCGTCAGCACTGTTACCGCCCGATACGGCACCGTCTCCACCTTCGCCACCGGAAGCGCCTGCACCGGCACTATTGCCTGCGCCTGCTCCTTCACCTGCGAACAGCTGAAGCCAGAACCATTTATTCTTTGCCATGAGTAAATCCTCCGATGTAATCTGCCGCTATAGGGGCGGCGAGTCCCTTGTATATCAATTTCGAGGCACCGAAATTTGATAATGAAGTGAGGCAGGGGTATTACCGCCCCCCTGCACGGCGGTAGGAAAGGAAAGAATGTAGCACCTTGCGTGTACTATAAACCTTTCAGGGTGCGCTTCTCTATCCCAGCACCTCGTAAGAAACGTTCTCAGGATATTTGGTAGCCAGAAGCTCAAATCCAACGCAAATAGCACGGTATATCTGTGCCACGGAGTCCTTGTATCGTCTGTATGAAGTGCATTGAATTTCGGCGTTGCCTTCATCCAGTTTTATGATCTCGCCATGCACAGCATCCTGCGCCTTCATGTAGGCCACATTGCCAGCCAGAGTCAGTGCCAGAGCCGACACGGCTGAGCAGACAAGGTCATGTCCTTCAGGACCACTGCCTGCGTGACCTTCTATGGTCACCCGGTTATAGAGTCTGTGGTAAACAACATGGATCATGGTTATCACCTCTTCGTATTCACTGCGCCATCGCTGTTAGGCTGTGCAGCATCGTTGGACTGCTGTCTTGCTTTGCTGACCACGCTATGCTCCTTCTTGGGAACACCGCCGATGTTGTCCACACTTGCGATTTGAGGAGCTGCACCGCCCATTCCCATGGGAACCGTACCGCCATTTGTTACAATGACATCCTGTGCGATCTGTTTTGCCAGCATGGGATTGGTGGCCTGAGCAAGGTTCAGAGCCAGCTGCATATACTGGAGCAGTTTCTGGCGCATCGTACCCATATTGGAAATCTTCTGCATGATGATGTCCTTGTCATCGAAGTCCATCATTTCCAAACACATGAGGCTCTGGTCAACCATCTGCGGATTGAAGAAGCCAAGCTGGAAAAACTGCAGCGCCAGCTCATTCTGTGCCACCTTTGTGTACACATTCTTCTTCTGCGCAGATACCTTGATGTCAAATACCGGGAGTCTAAATCCCATGTCCTGACCGAAGTCATTGCCCTGATGCTGGGGCTGAATCCCCTGGTTGGTATAGGTTACATACCGCTCCACGCCATACTGGCCAAGGATGCGGAACTTTCTCGGCATATCGTAGAACTGACGGATCAGTTCAATGCACACATCCACGATCTGGGCATACACACGATAGGATGCCTGGGTGGAATCGGAGCTGGTCTTGCCTGCCGCCTCCTGCAAAGCTGCAATGCCGGATGCCGCCGTCACAGAGCCGGGAGTAGATCCTGTTGCCGCCTCGGTGTTGCCGGAGGTCTCTCTCAGTTCGTCAATGGAACTGGTAAGCAGATTGACATACATTCCATCCAGAGGATTGTGCTCAATCCTGCGAATGGTAGCCTCGTCCACATTGCCATTGACATGGACAATCGGCTTTGTGGTGTCCAGGAACTCCTCCTCGTTGATATTTCCGTCCACTCTGGAGAAGTATCGAGGAGTCGCACCAACCATAGCATTCTTTACCATGGCAGTCTTTAGGATGTCGATCTCCGTCTGAGGGTTTCGGCACAGATCCACAAAACCATAGCCACAGGGACTGCCCTCGATGGGATACAGGGCATCGAAGAAGTAAGGGTACTTGCCATGGTCATACAGGCCTCGTTCTGCCATGGAGAGACCTGCTTCCACCTCGACCGGCATCCCGGTGACAGGATCTTGAACCATCTTCTTGGGTCTCTGCGTTTCGTTCTCGGTAGCATAGATGACCTGATCGCCCACATACTTGCAATATTGCAGGGTGTTCTTGCCACGAATATATCTGTGGTAGTAGACATCGATGACCGTGTGCTTGTTCTCGGTCTTCACATGGTCATCGTACAGGAACTTGGTGCTGAAAAAGCTCTGTCCCTTCAGTTTGCCTTTCAGCTCGGGGTATCTCTCCTCCAGAAGGTCCTTGTCAAATAGCTCTGTGTGGAAAAAATACCGGCTCTTCTGGATATCTGTAACACCCGGCTCCCAGTACACATTGAGGAGGTTGACCTTCTCCACGCTGATGTCGCCCAAGCCATTGAGCTTGGACTTGTCCCACACAACCTTATAGAGGCCCGTGCCGGTCTTCAGCTTCTGCCACATGGTATCGGAGTATGTAGCCTCAAAGTGGTTCTGATCCAGCACACAAGGGATGATGGCAGAGAGCATCATAGCCTCTCCCTTATCACCCTGTTCTCTGGGTAGGATGTTCGGCTCGGGGTATGCTTTCATCGCATCTGCGTGTTTGGATACGATGACATTGTGAAGCCAGCCAGATACCGCCTTGAAGCCTTCGTCACCGGCTGCCTTGCTGTCCTTCCGTTCCTCGATGCTGTTTCTCAGCTTCCACCAGTTCTCCGAAGCAAGGATTCTCTGCTCAGTCTGTGCCTTGCCGGCCTTGTACTCCTGCAGGATATTGGTGAACTGCTGAAGCTGCTCCGCACCGATTGCCCGCACCGCAGGAGCAGGAGTGGCTGTGGGAGTTGGTGTAGTCTGTTTGTTTGCAGGCCTTACCACCTGCAGTTCAGGTTTCTTCTCAATTTCCATTGGTTATCTCCTCCTAAGTGGTTAAATATATCCTCGTTTGCGCTGTTTCTCAGTGAACATATCCAGCGGATCAGAGAGGATGGTCTTCTTCTCCACAGGCTTGAGCGGTTTAATTGGCCTACTCATGCACATATACCGCCATTCATCGCTGATGTGGTCTTCCAGATTGCTGTCAAGATCCTCTGGCTTTGTTTGGTCATACATCATCAAAGGAACCGTGCGAATAAATCCCTTGCAGTTGCTGAATACATACATGCGAGGGTAGCCATTCTCATCGAACTGGAGTCTGTAGTGGCACTGCATCCATCCTGCTATGCGTTCATGGTCACCCGGAGTAAAATACACACCGTACTTAATCGCTGTGTCAGCGATGCTGTCACCTCGTGAGGCATCCCAGATGGCGGGGTCAGCCACACCCGTGATTGACCTTCCCTTGAGCCAGGGATGCTCTCGCTCCACTCGCGCGATCTCTGCAAACTGCTTGTCCGGTGTCCACTTTACGCCTTCGTTCGGTATCTCTGTGCAGCCATACATCTCCATGATTCTGTAAAGCACACCATCGTAGTCCATTGTCCACCATGCGCAGCTGAACGGCTTGGCATAGCCAAAGTCATAGGAACGCATGATGGGCCACCCTCTGCGCTCACCGGAGTTCATATCGAACGGGTCGATGACATGAGTCCACCTGCCCTGTTCCTTTGCTTCTTCCACAGTGATGCCGGCCTTTTTGCAGTCGGCATGGTCAGGTGTGGTACGGAACTCGGTGAAGTACTGACCTTCAAAAGTATCCCAGTCTCCGTAGAGAAGTGCATTGCGTTCCTTTTCCGGCAGAAGAGCAAGTGAACCAAGGTAGTCCGGGTTGTCCTCCAGCAGAGCCTTGTTGTCAAACACGGTTGCCGGGATGAATATCCTGTCTCGTTTGATGGTCTGTGTGGAGCCGTCAGGAAGCCGTACATCCACCATTTCTACGATTGGTGTCCCAGGCTCAGCCGCATCGATAAACCTCGCTTTTACCCAGCCATGTCCCACACCGCCTGGGTTGGTACTCGCCCTTATGTAGCACCTCGTCTTTTCTTTGCTCTTTGGCTTCTTGGAAGGACGATTTCGGGAGAACATATAGGAGTATTCCTCCCATGTGAAATGGGTCAGCTCATCAAAACCAATGAAGTCATACCGTTTACCCTGGTAGTTGGTCTTGTCCTTGGAATGCTGCATGGAGCCGAAGTAGATCTTGGCACCGCTGGGAAATGTCCAGCAGTGCTTGCCATCGTTGTACCTCGCCTTTGGAAAAGCTAGAGAGTACAATGCCTGCGATCTATCTATCAGTTCCGTAAGCTGTGGGTATGTCTTACGGAATATAATGCCTCGGTAGTGTGGTATGTGTACCTGCCTCAATGCCTCAATGAGCAGGGCATCGCTCTTTCCTCCACCGGCAGCTCCTCCGTATAGGCATTCGTACTCAGGCCTCTCCATGAATCGAATCTGTTTAGGCTGTGGTTGCCAGATGATATTCTGCTCATCAACCATCACCCGTCACCTCCAACACAGGCGGCATCAAAACAACACCGGTCTCGTCATCATCGTCATCGTTATTGCGTTGCTGAGCATCTGCTCTCAACTTCTCGATCCTAGCCTCCTGCTCCTGACGATCCAACTCGGACCTCAGCATCTGGATCTCCTTCAGATCCTTGAGTGCTGCTGTCAGTTGCCGTAGACCGGCCCTATCAACAATGCCTCCCTCCACAGCCTCCATAGTCTCCGTGGTGGTCTTAGTGATGCCATCATCGACCTTTGTTTTCCGCTTGATAATCTCTAGGTCAAGCTCATCAACAGCTTTCTCCAACTTATTGAGGAGCTTGTCTGTGATGCCCTCGATGCGAGCCAGTTTGGCCGCCTGTTTGTTGCTGATCTTGGTGAGGGATTTTGATACGGTACTAGTACGGTGCCGATCCCTTAAAGCTGTCCACTTTTCTTCCTTCGCTCTCGCTTGTAAGGTTGCGTACCTCACCCCATGCTTCTGAGCCAGCTTACGGTAACTGGTGTCCGTGGTAATGTATTCTGTTTTGATGCTTTGCCAGTCAGCCATAAGCCACCTCCTCTCTCGATACGGTCATCTTAACAAAGCGGAACCGTGGTTCTCTATCCTTCCCCAAGGGCATGAAAAAGAGGAGACCGAAGCCTCCCCTTATTCTCGCGAACCCTTTTCGTTAAATTCCCCCTGGCACTGCGGACACACCTGCCGTCCTTCTGGGATGATGGCGCCGCAGCATACACAGCGATCTTCAGACATGGTTATTCCTCCGCTGGCTGTTGGAGCCATTCAAGGCAATATGTACTACACCTTAGGTCGCACTCGCTATTAACCCCTTTGCTGCAAATTTCGCAGTGAAATCCCTCTTCACCAATAAACTTTGCCAACTCCTCATCGCTCATCGCCCGGATGCGGTCTGCGTTGGTTACTGCCATAGCATCGGTTATAGGAGTTTCCGACATATAGTAATCTCGCATAATCATTCTCCTTTCGGCAGCGGACATTCTTTCGTTCCTTTTAGAAATGCCCAGCTCGTTGGCAACGAATAATAGATGCTCCGCAATTCCTCGGTCAACTGCGCTCGGTAGCAATCTTTAGGGCATTTGCTTTTTTTGTAATCAGCACAATGTGTTGCATCGTGGTTCATATTATTCTCCTTTCGGCGGTTGGGGCAGGGGCATCCAGTGGGTGACATGAAGATATTGCTGACCCTCGTTCCAATCGATGTAGGTATTCCAGCAATCGTCTATGTAAGCCTTTTCATACGGATTGTAGGTTGCCACATCTGTATCAATGCTGTATTCCTTCTCCCAGTCGTACTTGTACTTGACCACCACAAGGTAGCTGTCCACTACATCCGGCAATCTCTCCGTCACAGGAATCCACTTGCTGCCGACATTATTGTCGGTTGCAAAGGTCACGCCGTTGGCGATCAGGCGGTCGGCG